ACAAGGCAGTTAAATCCAGTGTCCTCATTGCACCGCGTTTCGTTGAACCGGATTAAAAATCTATCAATAAAGCTGCGTCTGTATAGTTTTCCAAATACCCAAATCATGTTTTGAGGGTGAGTTACAAACGCGCCGTTTTCGACTTCCTCTATAAACTGACCGCCGACAACATCAAGATTTTTTTCAATCATTGGCTTTGCCATCTGCTGTAATGCAAACGCACTGCATAACGTGTCGTCAGCATCCATAAAGCAGATAAAATCATTGTCCGTTTCGTCAATTCCGGCTTGACGCGCAACAGCGGGGCCTCCATTTTTGTCAAGGCGTATAATGTCGATGTTAAGCACGTTTGCAAACTGCTGTGCTATCTCGTCATAGCCGCCATCGGGTGAGCAGTCATCAACAAGCGTCACTGTCACACAGTCTTTTATGCTTTGCATTGCTATGCTTGCAAGAGCGCTGGATAAGGTTTTATGTGCATTGTAACAAGGTATAATTATGTCTATTGTGAAATTCGCCATAAATCCTCCGTTTTTGAGATAGGGGCGGCAGTTAAGCCGCCCCAGTTAAGTTATAGATTATGAATACTGTGTTGCGTTGGAAACCTCAGACCAAAACAGCGCGGTATTGCTGTTCGGGATTGCGGCGGCGCGAACATTGGCGTGTCCATTACTATCAGTTGCGGCGGCATTAAGCGTTGCGTAGTTGACAGAGCCGGTATTAGCGGCTAGGCTTACTGCGCTGTTGCTGTAACGGGGGTCGGAGCCATCAGTAGTGTAATAAACATCTGCGCCCGCAGTAGTGGTGGCGATGGTGAATTTGGTATTGGTCGTATCGTTTGTGATGGTCGGAGTATTGATTGCATAAGAGCTGTTAATGCCAACGCATACGGCGTTGCCCTTTGAGCCGATTACAAACGCATCATGCATGAGGCGGCCTTCAACAAGGTTGCCGCTGATGCCTGGGGGGTCAACATGAATTTTATAGTCTGCCAGTTTCTTAGGTGCAAGCAACGCAGACTTATATGTAATAAGCCATTCGACGCCCGCAGGAAGATAACTGGATGGAACTTTTACGATAGGCATATTGTCCAGCATACCGACCTGACCTTTGACCATGCTGTCGGTCGCCAGTTTATCGGTATATACGAAGTTTGGAGCTTGTTTTAGTGCCTTGTAGCCGGAAGTTTTGATGAACATAACACGCCCAGACTCAGGGACGAGAGCGTTATCTAGCTTTTCTGTGCAGTCCATAACCAAGCCGACAACGCTGTTGTTGTTAACCACGGCAAGAGAAGCAACAGAACCCGCTTTGCGGCTCCATGTTTCAAGACGATACTTGTCAAGCGCGGGAACGATAACCTCGTCAACCTCGCGCTGAAGCGTCTTGTTAGCGGTTTTAATGTTCTGCTGTTCAGCTTCATTACCTTTGTCAATCTTATAGGTGAAGCACTTGTCCTGAGACATTTCAAGATACTGTGTGGTATCTCCAAGCTCGGAAGGCGTACCGTACCCGCTTGTCGAAGATCGGTTATAGTTGCCAAGTGCAACAGTATCTACACTGTAAACAGTAAGACCTTTCTTGCCCTCAAAGGTATACTCGGTAGATGCAACGCCATCAGTGATGGATTTCTTTGAGATACGTTCAGCCACTTTCGGACTGAATGCGGTTGTCAAATTTACTGTAGCTGCCATTGTTTATAGTCCTTTCTGCCATACGGCAGATATGCCGTAGGTCTTTTAATCATCCCAGCCGTCAAACAGCTTGTCGCGCTGCGGCTTGTTTCCAACCGTAGTGCGGCTGCCTGCCGACTTGGTCTTGTTGTCATTGTTTTTCTGTGCGGTTTCAAGCTTCAATTCAAGCTCTGCAAGTTTGCGTTTTACTTCGGCATTCTCATGCCGCGTATAGGCATTCACAAGGCTTTCGCCCTTTGAAACAAGTTCCCATACCGCCTGCGGCACTGTGCCGATGTCAACAGTGGGGAATGCCGCGGTGAATGCGTCAGCGTCAGACTTTATCTTGGCTCTTGAAACATCAGCCTCCGACTGTTCGGTCTTATTGGCTGTCAGCTTTGCCTCTCGCGCCGCAAGCTCACGCTCACGCCGTTCAAGCTTTACTCGGGCTAAAGCGGTGGCCTGATCGATGCCGTCTTTCTGCGCTATCTGTGCGGCTCTGGTCTGGTCGATAAAATCTGATACGCTCAAGCCCTGCGCTTTGGCAAGCTCGGCAACAAACGATTCGCCTTCCCTCGGTTCCGCAAGTTTTGCCTCAAGTTCGGATTGCTTTTGCTTTATGCGGTCGTAGTCCATGCCTTTTTGGGCAAGCACAACAACCTCGTCCCTATTGACTGACTTAACCTCGTCCAGATGCTTAAGCGTAAACACGTCTGTTTCCGTTTTCTGCGCTGGCGCGGCGGCTGTGTCGGTCTGATTGGGCGTTACTTCTGTAGTGCTCTGTGGTTGTTCCTCTGGCTCTGCCTCTGGCTGGTCTGCCTCCGCTTCGCTTTCAGGTGTCGCCTCAACTCCCGAAGAGATTAAATCTTCAATTCCCGGGACGTCGCTTAAGTCAACATCATCCCAATCGTCGGATTCTGTAACCTCGGTTGCTGAAGTTTCGTTAAATTCATCCATGATGTGTACCTTTCTCGCCTATGGTCGGGCGCGAAAAAATTTATTTACAAGGGCTGGTTTTGCCCTGTGTATTGTGGTATAGTGCATTTTTGGAAAGTCTATATTGAATCCCACATTATGCGATTTGCCCCTGCTGATTTATCTTCCGTTGCAGGTCAGCATATCCGGCACCCGCCGGAAGTTCAGTCTCACCACTCGCTATCACCTGAGATGATGGAGCCTGAACCCCCGACATTGCCGCATCCTGTGGGGATTGCGCTTGTTTACGTGCCTGTATAAGTGCCTCGCGCTTTGGTATGTATTCGCCGGGGATGCGCTCAAGATACTCAACAAGCGTTATCTGGCCTTGCTGTAACAAATTGTCAAGCGTGGTCATAGAAGCTATCTCGCTCCAATATGCAGAAGCGCCAACATCAAGTTTTAGAGACATAGGCACTCGCTTTAAAACAGAGAAGTCAAACGGTATCATGCCGCCCATATCCATAGACTGCGGCTGGTTTGGTACTTTCGGCAGCTCTATCTGTATCTTTCTTGTGCCGTAGTGCTCAGCCATAAACTCAAGGTAAATGCGCCCTAAGTCCTCTATGCTCTGGTATAGGTTTTGCTTAGTAAGCTCTGACGGAATAGACGCGGCACGTTGCAACGCTATAATCGCAGATGTGTTGTCAGGTCGTGTCTCACCAAGCGCGGCAGGCGTTGCGCCTAAGAGCGATTTGGTATAATTTATAGTGGAGTCTATAAACTGGCTTATCTGCGGGGATATCTGCGCCCCATCAACCGTCTTGATGGCGTTCGTAACGTCGCCGCCGTTTACTCCGATTGAAGCGCCAACACGGTTATCCAGTTTGGAGATTCTCGTTTTGTCATACACCGTGCGCGGGAACGCGGAGGACATTAACGACAACTCCACCATTGCGAATGTCTTGTTTATAAATATCTGGTTCGGTATCAAGCCTGTTATAAGTGCCTGTCCGTGGTAACTGTCTTTTATGTAATCCCAGCAAATCCATGTGATAGGGTACACCCTGATACCTAAGTCCCATTCCTTGCGTATAACGGCTGTTTGCGTACACTCGTAAGCATGTATTGTACCGCTTGACTTATCTCGCCATAGCCGAAGCAGAACGGTCGCTTTGTCATCCGTCATATTACTTCGGTCGTTGCCGCTTGTATCAGAGTCCGACTGTATCAAGTCCGTGTCTTTTAAGCCGTTTTCACGTGCCCTGTCTCTCACATCATCAACCATTTCGCGTGATTCGAGGATAATGTACGGCTGTTTATGCACCCGCCTGTCATTGGGGTTGCCGAAGTACACGCGTGTGTTTTCGATAACCTCAGACACGATTGCGCCCTTTGCGTCCTGACCTGTTTCAACATCAGGGTCGAAGTATGTATAAAGGCAACCGTCACCGTCAACAGCGGCATTTCGCATATACTCTCGCAACAGCGCGCCCACGCGGTTAAATTCAAACACGCGCTCAAACTCGCCATTCACAACGTCCGCTATTACTTCCAAACCCGGCTCAGTATGCGAAAGCGGGGTGGACTGCATTTTTATATTGTCAGAGCTGATTGAGGCGACATTGAACAGCGTTATTTGTTTTAAAACATTAAACTGCGGCGTTGGCAGACCGTTTGCCTGTACTCCGTACCACTGGTCGCCAATGAAAAACCGCTCATTCTTTTCAACGGTGTCATTCAGATTAATTTGGCTTTTAAAGCCAATGCCGCGCTGATACTCTTTGCGGACGGTTTCAACATTTATAGGCTTATTCATACG